ATCAAGAAGAAGTTGAATAATACGATTACGACGTTGTACATCGTTTACCGTAATGTTAGCTCTCTTTCCGTCTAGAGCAAACAGTTCTTTAAAGTGAACAATATAATACTTACCCTGTTTGTGTAGGATATGACAAGATTGGTAGAGTTTTTTCTCCTTTCTTGATGCAACTCCGATACGAGTCAGTGTTTCACGAACCTTCAAAAAATCATCTGGTTCATTTAGTGTCACTTCAATCATTTGGTCAGGAGACCACCTGATTTCAGGTTCAACAATAGCGCTCATTTTTTTCCTCCAGTTTCAAGTCGCTGTCTAATAGATGAAAGTTGTTCTTGAGTCAGAATATTCAAAACTTGTTTGGCTTTCTCATTACTATAACCATAATATTGTTTAATAATGTCAAGGTCTTTAATCTGATCTTTTCGGAGCCAGGGAGAAAATCTCTTCTTTTTCCTCAGACTATTTAGTAAAAAGTCATACTGTAGTTTTTTTGACAGCCCGTGATTCTTGTTAAGTTCATTCACAAACATCACACAATCAATGTGACCAGACAGACAACGATTAATGATGTAAGGAGGATATTGTTTTTCCAGAAGAGGATCTTCATCTAGAAGATTCTCTTTGGATATATTAATTGAGTTCAACCAATCCTTGAGTTCCATTATTTAAATACCGCAGTGACACTGATAACATTTGCACCAGGATTTCTTGCAAGTGCAACTTCCTTTGCATCCTTATAATCTCTGGCAATTACTTCTTCCTTAAAGACCGTACCAGCTTTGTAGAGAGTTACTTCACATTTCATCGGATAATATCAATCTCCATATCTTTACTCCAGACTTCAAGTTCAGTACGAAGAGTTCCTTCAGACTTCAGAGACTCATATCTCTTTGAAGACTTGTTCTTCCACCAAGTAATTAAGTTCTCCATATAAAACTTGTCAAAGTTGATTGGGTTTTCAATCAGTTTGTCTTCGTCACCACGAATAACTTCTCTGGAGTTAGCAAATCCGTAATCACTGAAGTAAGTTCTCTTTTGTTCTGTAAGTGATTTTGCAGTTGCAATTGCATCCTTGAACTGACTCAACTTCACATTCCCCTGCAAACTCTTGGAGATGATTGAGATCATTCTCTGTTGTGTTTTCAATTTGCGGCTGGATGCATTCTCCTTGACCAGAAGTTGATTGTTGTTCCTCTCGATAAACCATCGGTTTAGATCCTTAAAAATGTGATCGTGAAGTAGAGGAGTAAAATCACTCTGAGTCAGACCCTTGTATCGAAGATACGGTTTCAGACCATCATATTGTGAAGAAGACTTTGTGGAACCATACAGAGATGTGGTTTCAAACAAACAAATGTCTGTGTTGTACTTCTTGTTCAGTTCTAGTCTAGCTTCGTGAGAACAACAAAGCAGAGCGAGTAATTTTCCTCCCAAGTAGTTATAACCGAAAGGTTGTGTGGGTACAATAATGAACCCCATAATCGAATGACGATTGAACCTAGACAACTCTGGAGGTTGTCCAAGCCAATCGTTACGAGGTTTTGAATTGATAGTGGGAGAACCAAATCGAATAAAACCAACGATCTTCTTGGTGTTGGTTTCTACAACAATCCACTTCAAACTCTTACCGGGAATTGAATCTTCAATCGAGTGAGACGTTGTGATCTGCAGTCTTTCGTTGAAGTATTCATTTGTGAAGCTATAATCTTCCCCAGCGGTATAAACCTTGAAGTTCATATCCTCTGGGTGCATATTGAATGCATCAAACATATCATCCTCTGGGCCACACCCAGGAATGTATGTTGGCATCTGTGACATTCTATCAAGTTTTACGTTGCGAAGATATTCATCGATACGACCCATATTGGAGAAGTAATCAATGAACTGATCTGCAGCATACGTAGCATCATCAACACCTAACATCATACGAAATGTTCCTCCAATACTCCATAGTTTAACATTATCTCAGAAGAATATGAGTTCGGGTCTTTACCTTTACCATCAACCTGCATATTCATAAGAGGAGACTTACCAAACTTTCTTTGATACTGGTAAATTTCAGAGTGTTCTCGACTCATTAACCAAGACTTTAAACAAACGTCTGGATCCTCTTTTGGTGGGCAAATAAATCCAACCCACAACGGAGTGTCAGTTAGAGTTCCGTTTAGAACATCATCACCATACCCATACTTTTCAACAAAAAGTTCATACTTCTTTTCGTTACAAATACCAGTTGTCAAAGGTTTATGATGAGAAGTCATTCTTTTATGCAAATGAGTTCTCAACTTACCCTTATAACCATTTTGTTTATCATAATAAAATCCTCCAGACTCTCCAATGTAAACACATTCTTCAAAATCAGAAGGGCAATCAGATGGTTTTGGTTTGGTTTCATTCCACACGAAACCATAAACAGCACCTCGCATTCCAACAATGTCAGCGAGTTTATGATAATCCGTAAAACGAATCCAATGAGTATAAGGAATCATTTGAATGCACACTCACACATAATTTCAGTCAATGCAGCAAGAAGATTAATCTCTTGATCTGCTACGAACGCTGACTGGTACTGATATTTAGCCACAATAAGAACGCAAGCAGCAATACTAGGGCCGTCCAAGGTTGGATAAAGAGCATCGTAAATGTGACGCAGAAGTACAGAAGAATCGTTGTCCAAGTTATTGACACACCATTTACGTACCTCAGGAAAGTTTTTCTCTTTGAGGGCTTTAAGGAGATCATTTGTTTTTACCTCAGCAAATGCAGCAAGAATACCAGAGTCAATTTTACCACCAACAGAATATCTCTGACACTCATTCAACACACGGCGCCAATCGGGAAAGTGTTTGTTGATCAGTTCAACAAGAACTTTTTCGTCGTATTCAATACCTTCTTGACCCAAGATGTCGCAGAGTCGTTTGAAGAATCGACTGGCAATCTTTGGTTTGTCTTTGTTTGAGATTGAGAAATCAAAGACGGCACATCGGGAGTGGAGGGGTTCGATGATTTTGTTTTTGTAGTTACAGGTAAAGATGAATCGGCAATTACGACTAAATTCCTCAATAGACGCCCGTAAGAGGAGTTGAACGTCTGGGGTTGTGTTATCTGCCTCATCAATGATGATGACTTTGTGTTTAGCAGTTGACGAAAGCGAAACGGTCGAAGCGAAGTTCTTCGCATTGTTTCTGACAGTATCAAGGAATCTACCTTCGTCGGATCCGTTAATGACATAAAAATCTACTCCCAATTGATTACAAAGGGCTTTGGCAACCGTGGTCTTACCAATACCAGGCGGTCCAGCAAGAAGCATATTTGGAATTTCACCCTTATTTAGAAAGTCACTAAAGGTTTTCTTAATACTTTCTGGGAGAATACAATCTTCAATAGTACTAGGTCGGTACTTTTCAACAAAGAGAAACTCTTCTTTCATAATTAAATCCACGAGGGTTTTCGTTCAGGCATACGAAGATAGTTGGTTGCAACCCAAGGTTTGGATGCAATGTATCGTTTGTATGCAGTAAATGTATCGATGGTATCATCGTATTTCCATTCTTCGGGCATCGCACGAGCGAATGGTGTCACTTCTGTAATCTTACCTTTGGGAAACAAATAGTATGCATCCACAAGAGTTTTATAACAGGAGTGAGTTTTATTATATCGCAAAGTGTATTCATCGCACAAGTTAAGACCCCACTTGATCAACCAATATGCATTATTGATGGATTGTGCAGCCCATTGAGTGCAAGGATGATTACGAAAAGCCCCCTTCTCGGTTTGATAGGGAGTACCATCAGACTTAGGAAGAGGGCCGTAGTTATGATACCACTTGGATGCCACGATGGAAAGCATTTGACAACATTCCAGTGGCATTTTTACGATATGTTTGTCAGGCAATACCACTGCAGATTCTGCAGGATATTGACTTGTCACAAAGATATTCATCCGAAAGTCGAATCAGGTTCCAGAGCAATATAATACTTCAGATCAAAGTCTTGATTGGAGAAACGTGACAAAAGTTTAGAAGACACAACAACGTCATAAGAACCAGGAAGAATCTTGATGTTCTCAACTTTGAAGTTGAACACAAACTCAGAGTCAGTTTCACCAACGACAATCGAGAAGTCATTAGAGGTATCGTTTTTCTTATCACGAACCACCAGTTTCACAATACCAGCCTCTCCCACTGCAGACAAGTCAGGCAGTTGGTACACTGCAGCAGCCTTGAGCAGTTTGTCCAGTTGTTGAGTATTCAGTTGGAAACACACATCTTCACTGGGCAATGAAATCTCTTTGTCAGGAGGAACCACAATCACGTTCGGATCTGCAAAGAAATACTTGGAACGCATCTTACCTTCACGGATAACTGCATATCCATCGTTGTTGAAATCCAGTTCAGGATGTTGGTGAAGATTCAAACCATTCAGAAATTGGTTCAGATCATAGATACCAAAGTCTTTGGGAATCTCTTCTTCGATTGCAGCTTCCGCCAAGATATTCTTCATCACAGAAATGGTGCGAAGAGAACTACCCTTCTTAAACAGAATGGACTGATTGATGGAGGAGAAGTTCTTGAGAAGAGTCAGAGTTTTTTCAGAAAGTTTCATAGGTTCCCGTAGTTTCATTGTGAAGACCAGCAAAGTGGTAGAGGAGAATACAGTAATGAATCGCCTTTAGAATGTCAAGACGCGACTTACCACCTTTCCTACCGAAGCGAGAAAGATATTTGATGGCGTTTGACCGAGTAAAAGGTTCAGCATCACCAATACTCTCAATCAAATCAAGAGTTTGAGTCTTGGATTGTTCAGAAGTATAGTGGGCTTTATACGTACTGACAAGATACTCTTCAATGTTCTTCAGAGTCTTGTCTTCATTGTACTTCCAAAATCCATTTGGATTTGTGTTATCACTCATAGTAATAGTAAAAGTTGTGTCAGACATTAGAGGGGAGGCACAATAACCTCCCCCAATTATATCAGAAAGGGGCGTCTTGAGCAACCTCTTGCGAAGGCATTTGGAAATCAACGTCCACTTTGTCATAAAGTTCCAAGAACGACTGTTTGGTTTCATCATCGAATCGAGCGGTACAAACATCGATCGCCTTTGCCTTGTTACCAAAGATACTGTAGGCACGGATGATGTGAACCAAGCGACGAGTGGAAATGATCTCTTCGATACCACCATCGTAGAAGGTCTTACGGATGATATCAGCCCAATCAACAAGCCGTTTGCAGAAGTCACGATCTTCTACACCCAGATCCAGAGCGATACCTTCAAGGATCTTCTGTTCGGTTGCAGGAGCGGGATAGGACTGTTCAAAGGTCACAGGGAAACGCTCAAGGAACGCTTCGTTGAGAACATTGGTGCCGATGAAGCGACCATCATCACTACCCTTACCTTTGGTATTGGCAGTGGCGATCACATTGAAACCAGCAGCGGGTTTCACGAAACGACCGATCTTCTTCAAGAAGACACCCTTACCTTCAAGGATGGACTGAAGACACAGGATTTTGTTAGAAGCAAGGTCAATCTCATCCAGAAGCAGGATCGCTCCACGTTCCAGTGCCTCAATCACAGGACCATTGTGCCAGGCAGTTTCACCATTCACCAGACGAAAACCACCGATCAGATCATCCTCATCAGTCTCAATCGTGATGTTGACACGAATCATTTCACGTTTGAGTTGAGCACAAGCTTGCTCAACCGAGAACGTTTTACCGTTACCCGAAAGACCCGTAATGAACGTAGGGTAAAAGATACGGGACTGAATAATTTTTTTAAGATCGTTAAAGTTACCAAACTTGACGAAGGTATCATCTTTATCAGGAATGAGATTTTGTTCAACGACAGGAATCACAGCGGGAGCAACAAAACTACGCTCGATCTGTTCAACACGTTCTTGAGTCACTTCCAGATTCCAACGACCACGAGCAGTTTTGTAACTCTCAAGACGACGAGTCACAGTCTGATAGTTCAGACCACGAGAGGCGCAAAAACCCTTGAGGTCGCCAGTGGTAATATCAGAACCGTACAGTTCTTGGATAGAAGCAATCAGTTGTTCGTCGTTCACAGAAGATTTACGAGGCATAATGAGTGGTTTGTTTCAACAGACTTATTATACACACAAAAAAGGGGCACCAAAGCGCCCCCTGTGACAGTTTAGAAAGTGGGCTCAAACTCCTTTTACACCAGAGGCATTAGGAAATCCATTTGGATATGGTTTCAGTTTATCCAAAGACTTTCTGGTCTTATTGAGATCGTCTGCCATACCATAAGAACCTCTTCTTTGATCATCCACAACAGCAGCTGCTCTTTGTGCAATAGCACTCTGTTCAACAATACTTTTCTTCCACTCTTCGCTCATATTTCTCATAATGACAAATGCAGATTCTTCGTTATCAGCATAACCTTCACCAAGAAGATAATCCTTGATGATATCAAACACATCGGTAAAATTCTCCTCCATTGGTTTTGGAGTTTGTTTTACTTCTTTCTTTTCTCTCTCAACTTTAAGAACATCAGCAGGGTTCGATGAAGCAGCCTCATAGATTGAAGAATATGCTTCTAACAAATTATCAGGTCTTGCAACAGATCCGTATTGAGAACCGCCAAGTTCTTCTTGTGATTTTTGACCAGTGTAAGACATACCACTGGAAATCATATCTTTAGAAACTCTATGATCCATTTTGTGACAATTTTTTTAAGTATTTAGTCACACAACCAATTCAATAAAATCCCCGAGAATCTTTTTGTTCATTTTCTTGGACTTCAGACTCTTTACAAAGGCAGATTTGATTTGAGATTTAGTAGCATCTTCCGCAACATCAAACTCAGTGTCTTGAGAGAGAGCGTTGGCAGAGAGACCAAAATAAGCGTGATACCCAGACTTTTTAATCACAAACGACTTTTCTTTCCTCCAAGTGCTAATCGTTTTTTCAAGGTCTGGGCCATACCACCCACAATAACGACGAATAAAGTTACCAGCATCACGACCTTCCAGAACACGAATACCGATGAAGTTAATGTCGGCAAACTTGTCCCTCAGATTGTGAAGAAAAACATCGGTGATTTGATGCCATTCACAATCCATAGAATATGTGTTTCCAGTCTTACGATCACGCAGAAATGTATTAAATCCAACAGTAGCAGTTCCCAGAAAAGGACCATCTTCCCATTGACGTTTCACTTCACGGTGATACTTAATACCACACGATTCACCATCAGTCAGAATCACACACTGAACTTTCTGAAGTTTGTTCTCCTTTTGAAACTTAGGCAGAATCTGGTGAAGAGAAATCAGGGCTTCATTCAAAGGAGTTCCTGAAAGAGAAAGACCGAGAGGAATAGAATAATGAGCATAACAATTACGACCAAAGGCAGTAGCAAGACGAAAGATATTCTTCATCTGTTCTTCCAGAGTCTTAGCATTCACTTGACTGGTAAGAAGATTCATCATCGAGAACCATTCACCAACTTGAATCAGACCATCTTTCTTTTGATAGGAAAGTTCACGAATGTTTGCTTTACCATACTCATCATAAGAAACAAGAGGATATTCGGTCGTGAAAGCATAAACCTCAAACGGAATCGAAACTTTCTTACAGAACCAAACAAGGTTGAAGAGTTGCTTGACCGTATCCAGCATCACATCACACATCGAACCAGACCAGTCTAGAACAAACACCAGACCGTGATTCTTACCATTAGCAAGAGTGGTGACTTTCTTGAAGAGATCTTCATTGTATTTGTAGGTATGAAGTTTAGAGCAGTCCAGAACACCAGTACGGGCTGTGGTGGCACGAGCATAAGAATCTGCGGCTTTCTTACATTCAAACTCCTTTACCAGATAGTTGACTTCTTTCTGGGCAGAACGCTTGAACTCATTGAACTGACTATCAACTGTACCAAAAATTTCTTGGTAAGAATATCCAGTATTTTCAAGAAAACCACCCCAAGCTTCTTTGCAACGAAAATGAATTTCTTCATTCGGAACAATCACT